GACCAGATCGCGGGCTGCTGAACCATCCCATGCTCACAGGCTAGCGCTATTGACAGCGCACAACTTCAGTCCTACGTTATAGTTGTCGAGTTCGAGCGAGGTTGGACCCCCTCGCGACCGCCGCTCTGCTAGGGTGATGGCGTGATGCTGAATCTCAGATTCGGCGCGAGGAGAGCGGCATGGCAGAAGTCGACGGCAAGAAACTCGCCCGCACACTAGGCTTCCTGGATGAAGAGACCCTGGACGGGGTGATCGAAACTCACCCGACGATCCAGGCTTACATCAACGGGGCGATCAGCTTTGTCGAGGCCATGTTCATCGAGGAGTACCTGAGCAACGGCTTCAACACCACCGAAGCCATGCGGATCTGCCAGACCAAAGCCCTCGAGCGCAAGACCTACGACCGCATCGCCAGGAACGTCATGAACAAGCCGACCGTCCGCAGGCTGCTCTCGCGCCGCCTAGCGGAGCGTGCGCTCGATGCCGATGCAGTGCTCGCGATGCTGGCGGACGTGGCGAACGCCAGCATGGACGACTTCGTCGAGATCAAGGAAGTCGTCGATCCTGCGACCGGCGAGGGCATGTGGACTGCGGTGCCGAACCTCAAGAGGGCCAAGGAGTCGGGTAAGTTGCATCTCGCCAAGGAGTTGCAGTACGACTCGAACGGCAATCTCAAGATCAAGCTGCGGGACCAGGACAAGGCTCTCGACATGCTCTCCAAGCATCTCGGGCTCTTCGAGCTGGACAACCTCCAGAAGGTTCCGCAGGAAATCATTGAGCTGCTGAAACTTAGCGGCGAAGAGAAGAAGGCGAAGCTCGGCGAGTACAGCAAGCTGCTGAACTGGGAGGAAGATGGCAAAGCTGGCCACGAACATGGGTCAGACGAGCCAGTTTCTGGCGGCTGAGAGCGAGGACACGGTCGCTCTCGTCGCTGCGAAACAGGAGCTTGATGATGCTTTCTCCAAGGACTGTTGGAGATGGCTCTGCTCGTGCGTGATGACAGTCGACGAGGCGGGACTTGGTTTAGGCGGCACGAGCAAGGTCCGTGCGTGGCCGAGGAACCTCAGCTATCTGCACGAAGTCCTCAATCTCCTTCTGAACGAGCCACTTGTCGTGATTCCGAAGTCCCGGCGCATGATGGTGTCCTGGCTCGTTGCCGCCTATTTTGTCTGGGTCGCCCGCTACCAGGAACACGCCGCCCTCTTCTGGCAGAGCGAGACCGAGAAGAAGGCAGCCTACATCGTCGACAAGCGCTGCTACTTCATCGAGACCAATCTCCGCCCCAAGGAATTCCGCAAGGAAGTCAGCACGATCAAGACCAAGGATTCCCTGGTCGGTCAGATGACCTACAAGAACGGCAGCTACATCTGGGCGGTGCCGCAGGGCGGCGATGTCCTGCGTGCCTACACCGCGACCAAGGTGATGATGGACGAGTGCGAGTTCCAGCCCCAGGCTCCGAGTGCGATGCGTGCGCTTCTCCCGCTCGTGGAGAAGGGAGCGCAGGCGATCCTGGTGTCGTCGTCGAACGGTCCGATTGGCGTTGTGGCCGAGATCTGCAACGAGGTCGGCTTCTCAAGTTGGTCTGACATCAGTAGGATAGCGAACTAGGAGGCGAACATGCCAATCCCCAGCAGAGGTCAGCTCGGCCAGATGGCCAACCCACAGTTCCAAGACCAGGCACAGAACCAGAACCTCGCCGGGTTCCCGGCAGGGGCGAAGCCGAGGGTGAACCTCGCGCCGCCCAACCTGACCGGCAGCACGCAGATGCCGCCAGACTGGAGGAGAGGGCCGGGACTCCCGCCGCCGCAGCCAGGCATGCCTGGCATGGGCGGAGTTGGCGGTGTCCAGCCTGGAGCATGGGGCAAGATTCCGAAGGGATCACCGGGAGATCCCAACAGGACGGGCGGACAGAGCCCGTTCTTCAACCAGCTCTTCCCGCAGCCAGGTGGCCAGAGGCCGCCCGGCATGGGTGGTATTGCGCAGCTGCCGCCAGGCGGCGGGCAGTTTGGCTCTCCAAACCAGCAGCAGCAGTACCAGGATGCCCTACGCAATCTGTTCGGCGGGGCAATGCCGCAATTCGGCGGGGCAGGTCCGCAGGGTCGTCCACCGATGGGACCGCCCGGTGGCGGCACCCAGCCGGGGTGGTTCGGCGGGGGGAAGCCTGACAGCGGAATGGTTGGGCGTCCTCAGGTGCTGCCCGGCCAACCGATGCCTCCAGGATACTACGACGCCCTCCAGGGTGGCGGAGGCAACGCAGGGTGGGGTGGAGAGGTGATGACACGCGGACCGCAGGCAGGTCCGTCGAGGGAGGCTCCGGGGATGCCGCAGGGACCGCCTCGTGACCCGAGAATGTCCGGCGTGACCCAGGACATGCCCGGTGGTTCACAGACGAACTACATGCCCGGCAACAACGGCCCCAGGACTCCCGGCACCGGCATTCCTGGCGGCGGCAAGTAGATGCCTGACCAGCCGGTCGTGCGCGTTCTGACCAGCCCTCGTGGCTGGAAGATCGCGCCCATCCACTACTCCATGGACCCCGAGAAGACCGTGGAGTGGGTGGCGGCGATGAAGCGGCGCGGCGAGGTGGACGACTGGGAGAAGGAGATGGAGATCTCGTTCTCGTCAGTTGCCGGGGTGAAGTGCTTCGAGAGCTTCTCCCTTCTCGCCAACACCATCGAGGACATCAAGTACGAAGAGAACCTGCCGCTCCGACTGACGTGCGACTTCAACGTCGACCCGATGGTCTGGCTCGTCTGTCAGATCAACAACAACAAGCTCTACGTGCTGAACGAGATCTGGACATCACCGGGCAGCGTCGTCGAGAACTGCGAGAAGTTCCTCAACGACTACGGCGACCACTACGGCGATGTCTTCATCTACGGCGATGCGTCCGGCAACGCCAGATCCCAACGAGATCAACGCTCGAACTACGACGAGATCCGGCTGCGCTTCATGAACAGGCCATTCCGCGTGAGGATGCGAGTCCCGTCGCGGAACCCCACCAACGTGAACTCCGTCCGCGCCGTCAACCGCAGGCTGAGTGACGAGTGGGGCAATCCCATGATCTTCATCGAGCGGATGAAGTGCAAGAACCTGGTGCTCGACCTGTCGCAGGTGGTCTGGGAAGAAAGCGGATCTAGCAATACTGCTCAGCGTGTGAAGAAGGTGCGGAACAAGCTCGACCCCTACTTCTATCGCAGCCATGCGTCCGACGCTCTCTGCGGTCTCGTGCATCGAGAGTGGCCGACGCACTCCGGGCTCATTCAGGCCGAGGACAAGAAGGACAAGGACGAAGAAGAGCGCCTGAAAAAGAAGAAGGGCTCGATGAAAAAGAAGCAGAAGCCCAACCTTCGGGCTGCCTTCCCGGACTAGGAGGAACGATGCCGACCTATGTACTGGCAGGAACTGTTGGCGGGCAGGCAACCGTCACTGGGGCTCTGAGAAGGATCAAGATCCTCGCTGGTAGCATCTCTGCGACGGTGACCTTCGCGGCTGTCAAGCTCAAGCTCTGGCAGGCGCTGAAGGGCGTCATCAGGGCGGTGTGCGCTGTGCCTGGGCAGCTACGGCTGAAGTGGCAGGTCTTCACGGTGAACGCTGGTGGGACGATGAGCAACGAGCTGCACTGCTCCAACTACGGGCTCTACTCCCTCGAGATCTCCCCCGCCATGACCGGCAGCACCATCATCGTCCATGCGAGGAACAGGTCAGACCAGGCGCTTGTCCCGCTCTACACATGGGTCGGCGGCACGAAGACCCAGGTCAAGATCACCACCGGGACTGTGAACGACACGCTCTTCTTCGACTACCCACTCAACGGTCTCTACAGCATGGCGCTCGAGCTGCCGACGCAAAGCGGGCATGTCGTCATCACCCCCCGCTGGGGAAGGATGTAGATCATGGCAAACCGATCCGAAGTGTTCACGATTGCGGGGAGCCAGACCACAAGCAACGAGATCATCACCGACAACGATGGCTTGTTCTCGCTCCAGATCCCAGCGGCTGGATTCGATGGAACGAACCTCGCTGTCCACGCTCGGGTTCGCCCCGACTCAGACCTCAAGGCTCTCTACGTCTGGGACGGAACTTCGCGGACCCAGCTGAAGTTGACCGGGGTCGCAGCCAACGATCTGCTCTGGTTCCAGACCCCGGTGGCTGGTGTCTACAGCATCGCCCTCGTTGCGGATTCCCAGACGGGGTCTGTGTCCATCACCCCAAGCTGGGGGAAGGTGCTGGGGTAACCAATGGCCGTCGAGGTAGATCCCACCACCGAGGATCAGACGCTCGAAGTCGACATCGAGTCCATCAGCGTTGTCGAAAGGCCGCTGGAGGAGCGGCTCGATTACGAGGATGGCAAGGAACTGCATACCAAGATCCTCGACAAGCTGATTGCGCGGCGGGACTACTCTGTCGAGCATTGCGAGGAGCGGTACGAAGAGTGGGATCGGGTCAGGAAACATCTCAAGCTGTACATCGATCTGACCGCCAAGGCTCGCCTCGGCGACAAGACCACCGATGAGTCAGCGCGTGAGATGCCATTCCAGCGATCCGTGTCGATCCCGGTCTCCTACGCCAACCTCCACGTCCTGCTGACGCAGATAACCTCGATCTTCAGCGCACGCACCCCGATGATCCAGCTTACCGGGAGAGGGCCGGAGGATGTCTTCCGGTCGAAGATGATGGAGGTCATCCTCGCCTACGACAACCAGCAGTCGAAGGCTTTCACCGCCCTCTACTCGATGTTCCAGGACAGCCTCTCGTTCGGGGCTGGGATCACCTACGACTCCTGGGAGATCGAGTCTGGCGTGAAGTTCGACTACCAGCCGCTGATGGTGCCGGGCATCCCGCCGGAGCTGCTCACAGCCTACCTGGGGCCGATGGCTTACACGCCCATCCGCACGGTCGGAACGCGCCGGGAGTACAACCGCTGGAAGCCGGTCGACCCGTACAAGTTCAGGCCCGATCCTCGGGTCGCGTTCTGGAACATGCAGGACGGTGAGTTCTGCGGCCACGCCTACGAGGTGGGCTACAACCAGCTCAAGAAGAAAGAGGCTCCCTACGGCCCCTACTTCAATCTGAAGCACATCCCGAAGTTCGCCAAGAACATGGAGAGCCGCTACGAGAAGCGCGGCACGGATGGGATGAACGACAGCTCGTTCAACCTGATGAGCAGGGACGACAAGGATCGCGGCTACTACGAAGCCGAGACGATGACGGTCGAGCTGATCCCGAAGGACTGGGGCATTTCCGAGGACGAGTTCCCGGCTAAGTACATCTTCACCTGGATCGACGACGAGGTCATCATCCGGGCGCACGAGATGCCCAACGTCCACCAGCAGTTCCCCTACTCGGTGGCCGAGAGCGATCCCGATTTCCATTCGACCTGGAGCCCCGGCATCATTGAGCTGATCGAGCCGATGCAGCGCTACATCAACTGGCTCTTCAACTCGCACATCGAGAACATCACCTCCGTCCTCAACAACCAGTGGGTCTACTCGCCGCGCTTCATCGAGCGCAACGACCTGGAGTACGGCGGGCCGGGCGAGCACATCCGGCTGAAGAACGAAGCCGTCGAGATGATGCTCTCTGGCGAGATCCAGGATGTGCGCCAGTTCTTCTTCCAGGTGCCGATCCAGGACGTGACCGGCCCCAGCTACATGAACGCTGTGCAGTATCTCTACCAGATGGTGCAGCTGCTGTCCGGCGCGAACGACCCGATGTCCGGCATCCAGCTGCCGACCGAGCGCAGCGCGACCGAGATCCATACCATCACAGCCAAGGCGAGCGACAGGATTGCGATCCTGGCCAAGCTGGCCGACGAGAACGCGATCCAGCCTCTCGTCCAGCGCTCCATCCTCAACCGCCAGCAGCTCACCCAGATGCAGCAGTACTACCGAATCCTGGGAGAGTTCGCCCAGGAGTTCGGGATGGACTCCATCTTCATTGAGATGCAGGATCTGCAGGGCGAGTTCGACTACGTCCCGATCAGCGGCATCCTGCCGGAAGACCCAGCGAGATCGGCCCAGGCTTGGTCCCAGATCATGGCGTCAGCCGCCCAGAACCCGGCGCTCCAGCAGCCTGGGCCGGACGGCAAGCAGCTCGACTTCCGCAAGGTCTTCGACACCATTGCCCAGAAGATGGGCATCACGAACATCGGGCGCTACTACATGAACGTGAACGTGGTGCCGGATGAGCAGGCGATGGCGCAGGAGCAGGCCGGTAACTACGTGCCTGTTCAATCACCTAGTAGTGGTATGCTGCCCCCAGGAGGATAGCGATGTCGCAGGTTCCGGCTCGACTCGAGACAAGAATCGAAGAGAAAGAGCGGGAATTCGAGCTGCTCGACCAGGTCTATCCCCACGCCCTTGCGCGGCTCGAGGGTCGCGACCCGGAATGGGAGCGCAAGAAGAAGGAGATCGTGGAGAGGATCTCCAGGTCCGTCCTCAGCTACAAGTTCGAGGATCCTCCGCACAAGGCGGTCGCCATCATCGCGCAGATCCAAGGGGACTGCCGCGAATTCATCCAACCCCAACGAATCGTTGATACCTGGAGGGAAGTGAAACGAGAACTCTCCTTTCTCCACCAGGAACTCACCAGACAGCAGGATTCCGTTCAGCGCGTTGAGCAGGCTTACAGCGCCGAGAAGGCGCGGTGGGGCCGTCGTGCGACTGGATAACCCGCTCCGCCCGGAGTACGGGAGCACGGGCTACGTGGAAGCCGGGAGCCACGACCCAAAGGTTGCCCTAGCCAACCTCACGACAGGAGCTAGCGGGAGACACCATGGCACGCGATGAAGACTACATGAAGGTGGACGACGAAGACGGTGACCGTCTTCAACAGGATCAGAAGGGCTTTGAAGCCGCTCTCGACATCAGTCGGACCAGAGAAGACCCGACGCCAAAAGCCGCTGATGACAGCAAGTCTGATCGGCGGCAGGAGCGGGTAACTGAAACTGCGCCCGAGGCTGAAGAGAGGGAGAGCCCTGTCGCTGCAGCGGAGGCCGCAGAAGAGGAGACCGCGCAAGAGTCTGAGACGACTGGCGAAGAGCAACCGGAAGCTGAGGCGGCTGCTGCGGAAGAGCCGACCTACACGCTTCCCGGCGGCATCAAGGTAAAAGCGTCCGACCTGTTCAAGGACCA